AACCAAAAGTTCTAATCTTTGATGTGAAAAATATTTTAAAGGCAAATAAATTGGCGAAATTTGTAAAATCGAAGCTACCAATAAGCACAGGGCAAACTATATCACTTTGAAATCAATGCGTCCCGCACGGGGCGCTTTTTATATGTTCTTAAAAGGTGGCGAACAAAATGCCTACGGTATCCAGTACATTAAAAATGTTTGACGCGATGAGCGGCCCGTTAAAAAACATCACGAATAGTTTAAATTTGGTCATTTCGACCATGCAGCGAATGCAGAGCACGGTCGATCAAAATGTTAAATCGACCGCACATTAATTGCCGCTAAGCAACAATTGGCTGCGGCTGAAGCAAGTATCCGCCAGGCAATTGACCAAGCAACCGCAGCCCAGAAGCGGTTCAACCAATCGGTTCAAACGGCGAAATCGGAGACCAATCAATTATTGGCGTTCACCAAGAAAGTGGCTGCTGCATATTTGTCGGCTCAGGCAGCACAAAGCGCGGTACAGGCTGCAGACACTTTCGTTTCCACCCAGGCGCGCCTGAATTTGATCGTTGATGAAGGTCAGTCGGTCGAACGGCTGCAAGACCAAATCTTCGCCGCAGCGCAGAGAGCCCGCGGCGATTTTGTGGCTATGGCCAACAGCGTCGCCAAGCTCGGGATGTTGGCAGGCGATGCATTCAAAAACAACGACGAAATCGTCGCCTTCGCGGAAACGATGCAGAAGGCGTTCAAAGTAAGACGGGGCGTTCAATCGAAGAGCAAACGGACTGGTATGTACCAACTGACGCAGGCCATGGCGGC